AATATCTCGATTAGCACCAACGGGCAACGCCAGGTAGTGCCGTTTGACTTTAACCGGCTTAAAGATATGCGCTTAAAGCTCAAGGTTGATGTGGGCCCTTCCTCTTATTGGAGCGAAATTACTGCCATGCAGACCCTTGATAACCTGCTGCAAGCTGAGAAAATAAACTTCTTACAGTACCTGGAGAGGATTCCAAACGGTGTTATACCGCAAAAACAAGAGTTGATTGATGAAATAAAGCAGATCGAACAGCAGAAAGCCAATACTCCTCCGGTGCCGACTGACTTGCCGAATGTGTCAATCAGTATGCGAGACTTGCCTGTCAGTGGGCAGATCCAGGCGGCTGCAATGGCGGGGATTCAACTTAATCCGGAGGATTTTCAGACTATGCTTACAACACCGGAGCAACAAATGCCAGGGCAAGCACCGGGGCGAGTAGACCCGCAGCAACTATTAAGCCAACTGTCACCGGAGCAGCGGCAGGAGTTAGTGCAACTACCTCCCGATCAGCAGGCCCAAATAATGCAGCAAATGCAGCAGGCAATGGGAGGTAACGCATGAGAGGCTTGATCTGCGTACCTCATACCGGCTTTTTCCCTTATCAATTCGTTGTTGCCTGGACACAGCTACTATTTCATACCCGGCAGTTTTGCGATCAGCTGGACTTCCGCTTTGTTGGCAGTAGCCTAGTCTATGAGGCCCGGGAGCAGGCTGCCGAGCACTGCCTAAAAGAAGGTTATGAATGGCTGTTCTTTCTTGACAGCGACATGGAACCCCGGTTGGATACAATAGAGCGCCTTTTGAGGTGGGATAAACCGGTAGTGTCAGCGATGGCTTTTAAGCGGATGCAGCCGTATACGCCCTGCTTTTATCCCCGGGTTGAGTTTGACGGAGAGAAAGTACAGATACAGACTGCCGACGATTGGGCGGAGGGGCTTGCCGAGGTTGAGGGTGTGGGCATGGCCTGTTGTCTGATTAGGAGAGAGGTGCTTGAGCAGACACCGAAACCATTATTCTTCCCCATGCCGGTGCTTGCTGAGGATTTAGGGTTTTGTAAACGGGTGCGAGATGCCGGGTTTAAGGTTTACGTGGACACTTCCCTTTGTTGCGGGCATGTAGGATCCGAGGTTATCACCGACAGGCATTATAAAGAATATAGGAGGCTTATATGCTAATCGGGATGATGCTAGTCAGGAATGAGGCTGACCGGTGGCTTCGGCAGGTCTTGGAGCAGATGCGCCAAGTATGCGATAAAATCATCGTCCTGGACGATTGCAGCACCGACAATACGCCGAATGTCTGCCTCGAATACGGTGCTATTGTTTGTTACTCTCAGGAGCCCATATGGGCCACAAATGAGGTATCCCTGCGCAAGTTCCTGTGGTATATGGCTTCATTGGTAGCCAGGAACGGAGATTGGATTCTTTGTCTTGATGCTGATGAGACTATTCACAATATCGACCTCCTGCCTGCCTGCGTCAAGGCTGCCGAAGAGTGCGGCGCGGATGGGCTTGCGTTCAGTCTTTACGATATGTGGAGCCCAACGCATTATAGGTATGATGATTTTTGGAACGCCCATACCAGGGGTTGGGTAATGTGCGTCCGGTACGATGCCGGAAAGGAGTATACCTGGCGGGAAACCGCCCTGCATTGCGGCAGGTTACCGGTGAATTCCTGCGATCTGGTAAGTGGCACGGGGTTGAAAATTCAACACTGGGGGTGGAGTACGCCGGAGGACAGACAAACCAAGTATGAGAGGTACATAAAGGCTGATCCGGATGGTGAATATGGGATAATAGGGCAGTATCTTAGTATTTTAGATGACAATCCGAACCTTAAACCTTTTTTCAGTGACACAAACAGTAAAGAGTGGTGGGAGAACGAGTTTAAGGAAAATTGGAGAGTTGGCATAGATGGAGTAGAACAGACAAGATACTTTATGAAACGTATTCTGGAGGTGGTGAAATTCCCTGAAAATGCAACTGTTCTTGATTGGGGGTGCGCAATGGGGCAGGGCGTAGAAGAGCTGAATAAGGCAGGATATAACGCAGAGGGGTATGATTTTTCGGAAACCGCTATAAAAACAGCAAAGGGAATGTACCCAGGATACAATTTTACCCATGAGTGGCCCCAGAAAACCTATGACGCTGTAATAACGTCAAACTGTCTCGAACATTTTACTGATCCTGTAGTCCAAACAGAGGAAATACTAAAGTTATCTAACAAATATCTTGTTATTATGACCCCGTACAACCAAACACCGTCAGACGTTCACCCTGTAACGATAAACGAAAACACTTTCCCTCAAGAGTTAAACGGGTTTAGGTTGAAGCATAGCTGCATTGTACCGTCAAAAAATGTCCTATATGACGGGGGAGAACAAATATTGTTTGTATATGAGAGGTATATATGAGAATTCTCATAGCGGCTCCGGTTCGTCAGAAGGAAGAAATCTTCAAAGCATACCTGGAAAGCTTAGATAATCTCGAAATTCCAGAAGGGGCGGAGGTTAACAGGTTTTTTATTTTGCATAACAGCCCCGAACTGCTGCCGCTGATAAAGGACAAGTCTTTTTATGCGGAATACAACACGGATGAGCCATACAAGACAGACGAAGCTTCACATCACTGGACAAGCACCAACGTATCTCATGTTGCCGGAATGAAGAATTGTATCCTGGATTTTGCCAAACGAAATGATTACGATTATGTGTTTTTCGTGGACAGCGACCTTATCCTGCACCCGCGGACGCTGATTACTCTTCTTGATGCCAAGAAGGATATTGTCGCCGAGATAATTTGGACCCGCTGGACGCCGGATGACATCGAAGCCCCCAACGCCTGGGATTATAATATGTTTGAATTTAGACACGAGAAACGTCTGGAGGAATGGCGCGTGCCTGGTTTATACCCCATTGGCATGACCGGGGCCTGCATCCTGATCAGTAAGCCGGTTATTCAGGCCGGCATCAATTACGACCGGGTATACAATATCAGTTATTGGGGAGAGGACCGGCATTTCTGCATCCGGGCGGCAGCGCATGACTTCGGTATTTGGCTTGACACTCATTACCCTTGTATTCACCTTTATAGGGATAGTGAGTTAGAAAAGTATAAGCGAGGTGAGTTAAGAAATGGCTAAAAAGACAGGTGGCCATGGGCGGGAAGATACCTATGGGCAAAAAAGAGATACCTAAACCGTGTCAGGGCAGCAAAAAAGGCAAGTAACCACTTCGCAAGAGGTGGTTTTCTATTTACTCGAACGGCCCAACCAGAGGCCAAGGAAGGATGATATTAGTGGATGAACCAATTTTAAGCACTGCCACACCAACGGCAGACCCTACCCCAGCAGCACCGCCGAGTGATCCTGTAATACCAACAGATCCACCGGCGCAAGACCAGTCAACCGACCCGGCGCCAAGCGATCCGACACCGCCGCAGACCATTAAGATTAAGTATAACCATGAGGACAAGGAGATCCCTTATGATGAGGCTGTTCAGCACATTCAAAAGGGACTCAACTATGACAAGGTTTATGAGCGGTACAACGAGTTAGCCAATCACCCTGGTCTCGCCTACCTTAACGAGATCGCCCAGGCTAATGGCGTAACTGTGGATCAACTGGTTGGCCACTGGAAACAGCAGAATGAACAAGCAAGGCTGGATGAACTGATCCAAAATAATATTCCCGAGGATGTTGCACGGGAAATCATCGAGGGAAGAAAATTCCGACAGCAGTACACCCAGGAAAAAATGACCGCTGAGCAGCAACGGAAACAACAGGGTATGTATGTTGAATTTATTGAAGAGTTTAAGGATGTTAAGCCGGAGGATGTCCCGGCAGAGGTTTGGCAAGAGGTAAATAATGGCAAGTCATTGGTTGATGCATACACCAGGCATGAAAACCGGACGCTAAGAGATCGCCTTGCCAAGATGGAAGAAACTCTGCAAACCCGTCAGAAAAACGACCAAAACGCACAATCAAGCCCGGGTAGCGTTACCGGAAACGGCAGCGTACCAACGGGGTATTATTCCAAGGAGCAAGTTGAGAAGATGGATCCCAAAGATGCCGCTAAACCAGAGGTTTACAAGGCTATTATGGATTCCATGAAGCACTGGAAATAACGAAAGGAGAATTAAACTATGTCCGTAAATAATTTTATCCCGACCATTTGGACGGCGACAATGCTCAAAGAACGTGACCGCAAGCATGTTGCAATTAGCAACTGCAACCGAGACTATGAGGGTGAGATCAAGCAAAAAGGCGATAAGGTCAAGATTAACAGTATCGGTGATATCACCATCAACGATTACACCAAGAACAATTTCGCCACCGGGTTGACCCTGCAAACTCTGGATGACGCCTCCACCATGCTGGAGATCACCCAGGCCAAGTATTACCACTTCGCCGTTGACGATGTGGACAAGGCACAGGCCAACCAAAAAGTAATGAACGAGGGTATGAGGAAAGCCGGCCTTGGGCTTAACAACCTTGCTGATCAATTTATTTTCGGAAAGTACACCGAGGCCGGGAACACTGTAACCGCTACCGTAACATCGGCAAACATCATCAGTTCCCTTGCGGCTGCGATTCAAAAACTGTATGAAAACGATGTGCCGGAGGGTGAAGAAATCGCCTTCGAGGTATCGCCGCAGGTTTACACCAAACTTGTCCTGGCGAAAATCGTAAAGGATTACGGCAACACAAAAATCCTTGAAAACGGCAGGGTTGGGCAGTATCTAAACTGCACGATTTATCTGTCAAACAACGTCGTCCAGGTCGGCACTCTGAGTAATTGCCTGCTGCGGACCAAAGCGGCCATTTCCTATGCTGAACAACTAATTGACACAGAAGCCTACCGCCTGACCAGCGAAGGCTTTGGAGATGCCGTTAAGGGGCTGCAACTGTATGGCGCCAAAGTGGTCAAGCCCAAAGAGATTGTCAACCTGGCACTTACGACCTCCGCTGAATCCACAATTTAAGGGAAGGAGATAAATAACCATGACGCAAGCTATTACCGTATCCACTGCCGTTAGAGACGGCTCGGTTGACGTTACCCTACACGCTGCACAGTCGGCCAACACGGTTGATTTTTCCACCAAACAAAATGAAAAGATCGTGATTATCGTTCAGAATACCAATGATGCCGTTGCAGTAGAAACGGCAACCATTACCGTTTCTCCGGGCGGCTTCTGGCGTAAAGACCTGGGGACCCTGTCCGTTGACGTTGCGGACGCTAGTGTTTATAAACAGATCGGCCCCCTGGATTCCGCGAGGTTCAAGGGAACTAACGGCTTGGTTACCATCAATGTGGCCGTGACCCAGTCCGGTACCGTAAGTTCGGTCAAATTAGGGATCATTAATTTGCCGTAGAAAAAGGGGGCCTTCGGGTCCCCTAAATTCTTTAAAAGAGGTGAGGACTTGAAATACAGATTTTTTGGAGAACCGGGTTTGCATATAATGGATTCTGAAACAGGTCACCCGTTATATAAGTTTGATGATAACGGGGAGATTGTTTTAAGCGACGACAACCCTTTCCTTAAGCGGATGATGAACCATTACCAACATGAGCCGGTGGAACCAGTTGCTGTTAACGCGCAGCCGGAACAGGATGTCACTGCCGAGCCATTTAAGTTTAACTGCCGGAAGTGTAGTTTTGAAACCAATAACCACGGGGCATTTCTGGCACACTGCAAGAAAGAACATCCGAAAGAGGTGAAGTAAATGACTAATCAACTGGAAGCAGTATTATACAATCAAGCGGCAAACGGGTGGGTGGCAACGGACAGCAAAGACAACGCCCTGGCAACTGCAAGTAAGGCCGCTGCCACTGATAAAACTCACGTTCTTACCGGCGTTTTTGCAAGCTTCAGCGCTGCGATCACAAAGTTACTTCAAATCAAGGATGGCTCCACCGTGATTGCCGAGCACTATATTGTTAATGCTGAGTTTATACCTTTAAATATCAAAGGAACAGCCGGAAATGCCGTGTCTGCTGAATTGGCGGCATCCGGTACGGGTGGAACGATTGGGAAGGTGAATATTACCGGGTTTACTGTTTAAGATGAAAGGTGGGGCATATTATGACTCAAGAGGTCAAATGCACCGACTGCGGTTATGTCCTGGCAACTATTAACGCCAGGGATAACAAGATTAAATTTACTATGCCGAATGACCCTCAGGAATATCTACTATCAAACACAGCGCATTTGTTAATATGCCCCGGCTGTGGAATGGAAAATAAGATTTATTAATCACTCCCCAGGATAAAGAGAGGGGGTTTTTATTTTGACCTCAGACGTAATTATTAACCACTGCTTAAAAGCTATTGGCGAGGATGACCCTGTCACTCCGGTTGAAATGACCCGGGTTGAGTGTCTTCAACTGATCAATCTGTTTTATCAGAACGAGATCGGGGAACGTCTCAAAAACCTGCTCTCATATACTTATGACGCTAGCGATGGAGCTCACACAATTACTTTGGGTGTAGCAACATTGCCAAGTGATTTTCTGCTTCCATCCAGGGTGTATGACGGAGACGCGGAGACTGACGACCCACTGGAACAAATTTTTGATATCGAAAATAAGGTTGCTGACACGGATACAACATCACAATATATGATTCCAAATACAACTCAGTTATGGATTTTCGGCATAACTCCGACTAACACCATTAAGTTTTATTACTACATTAAGCCGACTGCCTTGACCGATAGCGCGGCATCGTCGCCAACTGCGTTAAAAGAGAAATTTCACCTTGACCCGTTTGTCGTGCATATCAAAGAAACATATGCCATGAGAAACAATGACCTAGCAGACATGCTGGACTTAAAGACGCTTAAATTGGATATCCTTGACGCCATTGAACAGGCGCACAGCGTAGAAAAGCATGATGATAGTGATATTATCATAAGAGATGTTTATGGGGTGTCGTAAATGACATATGATCGCATAGTAAAGAGGCAAGGCCGAAACCGCAGTCGCAATAAACAACCCCTGCCAATCGAGCAAAAGGATTGGCGAGGGGTTAACTATGTAGACGACATCTACACCATGCCGCCGCAACAGCTGCCATTTGCCCAAAATGTTGACCTGGGAGCGCCGATTGGAGCAATATCCAAGGTGGCAGGGTATGAATCCCTGTTTACCTCCCTTGGCGCGGGGAAGATTTTGGGCCTTCACACCTGGGAGCACTCTGATGGCGACAAACTGATCGCGGCCTGGGACAAGTACCTTTACCTGCTGTCCGGCGCCTCTGGTAGTATCGCCAAGACTTCACAGGCAGATTGGGCGGCGGGCACTGGCGTTAATCTTGACCTTACCACCAGTTCCGGTGACGTGAAATTAGCAAAAACAGGTGTTGACTTTTCTCACGCTGATACTACTACAGCAGATTTCAATGGGACTCATTCCAATACCGTAGCCATTACTAATTCGGTAGCGTTGGGTACGCAACCGAATACATATGGCATTACTTCATTGGGTGGTACATCGGTTGATGCAACCGGATCATCTTTTGAGATCGGTTGGAAATTCACGGTTGGAGCAAGTAATATAGTAATTAATAAACTGAGAATATTTGCGCCTTCTAGTGGTAGTTATACTATTAAACTCTGGCGGGTATCCGACCAAGCATTACTTAGTAGTGTTGTGGTAGCGGCAACCGGTGGCGCGTGGACAGAAGGGGCTATTGCAGAAATAACTCTTAGTGCTAGTACGGCTTATGTTGTATCGACAAACATGATTGCCCAAGAAATGAGATATAGCCTTTCTGCTTCCTGTTCTTTTTATTCCGGTATAACTTTCAATAATGGCATGTGGGCAAATAATAATGGAGTATATCCTTCTATTGCCCAAGGCAATGTTGTATTCGGGATAGTGGATATATGTGTAAAAATAACCAGTTATTATTCTTCAGGAACATATACGCACACCGTTCAGGATGTAAGCAGTGCGGTTGTGGCAAAAACGGCAACTATTACTTTTAATAAAACAACCCCGGCAAATACTACTTGCACCGTGGAAGTGAACGTTTCCACGGATGGTGGGTCTACCTGGGGTGGTTGGGTGGCTAAAAACTCCGGAGATACGATTATTACGGCAGGAACTACCGTTTCAAACTACCGGGTGCGGTGGAGGTCTAATTTAGCGACTACCGATCCGGCTTCTACGCCTTCGCTTGATGACGTGACGGTAAGCGTCACCACGGCTTATTATACCTCAGGTAGCTGGATTTCTATAGCCCTTGATATGGCAAATACTCCTATTACGGCGGTGTTGTCATGGGTACAGACTACCCCAGCAGGAACTTCCGCAACGTGGTACGCCAGGGGGTCGAGTAATGGGACGGTGTTTGGAGATTGGCAGGAGATAACTGTCAGCGGTGGATCCATACCGTTACTAAGATATGTCCAGATTAAATTCCTACTTGCAGGAACGATTGCAGCAACCCCAATAGCAAGTAGTCTCTTGATAAGTTATTCCACCTCATACACGCAGGCCAACAGGCTTGACATAACCCCTCTAGGTAGGACCAGCAACCTACTAACAGGGAATCGCGTGAGGATGCAGGACTATAACAATATGTGCTATTGTGCGGATGGACTAAGACCTTTTGTTTTATATGTGGACGCTACCACGGCGGTAACAGGTACGGCGCAAGCAGGTACGACAAATACTATCAGGCTTGCAGCCGGGGCCAGTGCAGCAAACGACTTCTTTAACAATGCGCTCGTAACGATTACCGGGGGGTCTGGGGTCGGACAGGTACGGTTTATCTCCGATTATAACGGCACGACAAAGGATGCTACCGTATCGGTTAACTGGACAAACCTACTTACAAATAACCAGGCCAGTATCGAAACTGATACAACGGGATTTGCGGCTATGAGTGGGGCTACAATTAGCCGTGACACAACTGAGCATTGGAACGGCACGGCTTCGCTGAAAGTCGTCTGCCCCGGTTCTGTTCTCTATGAAGGCGTGTACACAACAAATATTGTAGTTTCCCCCTCTACAGTGTATACCGGTAGTTTCTGGATAAAAGCCACTGCCGGTAAGAGCCTTACGATTCAACTGACAGACGGCGTAATAGAGACCCATGTATCATTCACAGCAAGCGGTATATGGGAGCGGAAGGAAATTACCCATACGGTTTCCGCTTCGAGCACTGCATTGGCATTAAGGTGTTATACCGAGACTAGCATACAAGCCGTTACATTTTATTTGGACGGCCTTCAGATTGAAAAGAGCAATATAGCAACCGATTGGGCATTAAGCCCTGACGCCACCTCCACCTACTCTATCAGTTCTGCGGTGAAGGCACGAAAGGCGGGGGTAGATCCTCCAGGAACTGCTCCAACACTTGCAGATTCAACGGTAGCAGGGACACCCAACGGGGTTTATTACGGCAAGATTACCTTTGTCAATGCGGATGGTTACGAATCCAATCCATCAGCCGCCTCTGCCTCGTTAACCGTAGCCAGCAAAAAAATTACTTGGACCGCTCCGGTAGACGCTTCAGCCGGTAATACCACGGCTTCGCGTAAATTGTACCGTACTAAGGCTGGCGGCAGTGTTTACTACTATGTGGCTACTATCAGCGACAATACTACTACGGCTTACACGGACAATATAGCGGACACATCTTTAACCGTTCTGATGGAGGACAACAACAATATCCCGCCAAACGCCTCCATTGTGTACATGTTTATGGAATATATGTTTTATGCTAATGGTAGTGATCTATGGTTCTCGAAGGTTGGAACGCCGGAGCAGGTACCCAATATTACCGGGGATATGCAGGTCAATACCCTGCCGAGTACAATATTGGACATCAAGAGCAATCCAATGGCGCTTATTCCGCAGGGTGAGAACTTTATCGCGCCGATCACAACGAATACCGGCTTTATTTTTGACTCTGACCCTACCGTGGACACCACGATGATGAGGTTGATTGATAAAAACGGATCGTTATCATTTGAAGCGTCTGATATTTGCATTGACCCGCAACTGCGATCTATTCTGGTATTTCCAACCAATACGGGAGTAAGGACACTTCTCCCCGGTTTACAAGATGGAAGTATAGAATCTACGCCGATGTCCCGGAATATCCAAGACTACTTTGACCGGACGGTTAACCGAACAAATATGGCTGGAGTATTCTTTAATAGCTACTATCTCATTTCAGTGGAACATCACAACCCCGACTTGTTGGTAAACGAATACCTGACTTTTGCCTATGATTTCAGGACTAGCGAGTGGTACGGACCGTGGACGTTTGGATGCTCCTGCTATATTATTTCTGCCGGCGTTCTTTACGCTGGCGACCCGGCGGTGGGTAAGGTCTACCGAATGTTTACGGGAAGTTCCAGTGATGGCGCAAACCTAAAAATGATCGCTGATTTACCGATGGTATCACCAGGCGGAGAGAATAGGACGTACAAGTTTAATAAATTCATGCTGATGTTATCGGACGACAGCGACACGAGCGTAACGATAGTCAAACCGAAGGTGGATTCCAGGGAGGCAACTGTCACCCTAGGTACTCTTACCGATACGTTCACGGGAGATGTGCGTCCGGGCCATAATAATCTGCGGTCGAAGAAGTACAAAATCCCCTTGTCGCGTGGGAACACGTTGTCCTACCGGATTGAGGACGATTCGACGCATCCGATCTCGATTCAGAAGGTTATCACGGAATGCGAAGTTTTGCCATTGAAAAGGTAAAAGGTCGCCTTTCGGGGCGACTTAAATTATATAAAAACGGAGGTGTTTTAAAATGGCATTAACTTCCTCATATAATCCTGCAATACCTGGGAGCGATTGGTATAAAGCAAATATTTTACAAAAACCTGTAGGAACACAGACAATAGCAAATACGGCTATTGGCAATACAGCCAGCGGCGCAAATATGGGTAATGTTATGCCGGATTGGTTGAATACCGGGATCCCGGATTGGCCTGGGCAATATACTGGGGGATACGGGACTAATCCAGCCCAAACAACTCAACCAGCCCAAACAACTCAATATCCAATGTTTCCAAAGTTAGATTACACGGTACCAACAGCCCCTGGTTTATCTTGGGAAGAATCTCGAGCACGGGCAAAAGGTATGTTTCAACCCCAATACGAACTTGCCAGAATGCGTAGCGAAAAACAGTTTGCCGATCAGCGCGCGAGACTTCCACAGTTCCTTGCAGCCAGAGGGTACCTCAAGGGTGGAAAGCGGGAGGCTGGGGAAGATAATATAACGCAAGACCAGGCCATGACACTAAACCAATTAGATACCGACTTTGCAGCAAAGGAACAACAGGCGGCAAATGATATTTATGTCAATGAACAGGGATCAGCTAACAGAATGCTTCAGCAACTTATTGACCAGAAAAATAACGAAAATCAGGCGGCTCTCCAAAAGTGGAATACGGAATACAATGCAGCATTCCAGGGAGGTCAGAACGATAAAACTAGATCAACTCAGAGTGATATTCTGAAAAATGAAACGTTAATGAAGTGGATTGACTATTTCCTTGGTGGCGAGTAGGGGAGGGAATATAAATGGCAATGGATTTTTCGCAATTTGATCCTGACATGCAGAACACGATCAAGCAGGCACAGCAGATAGCTGGATTAATTAAGACCCAGCGCAGTCAGCAGAGAACGCAACCGATTACGAGTGCGTTGTCTGGGCTGGGTGAACAATACAAATCTGCCCAGACCGACGAACAGCGCCAACAGGCAAACAGTTTGGCAAATATGACACGCGCCAATTATCTCCAGGGTGGCGGTTCTCCGTCTGAGTTACCTTCTCAGTATTGGGGCAGTGACCCAGGTCAGGGATTCCAGACCTCAGAAGGATTCCAGGCTCCCATTACAGGTTACGAGGGGTTAAAGCGGGCTGATGCCATATCTAACAGGCGGCAGTCGTTATCTGACCTATTTGAAAAACAGAAGTGGCAAGCCACCCCAGAAAGCCAGGATTGGTATCTACCAGCAGCCAAACAGCAGGCAGAGGCTACTCTTGCGAATACACGTAGAAGCGCGAATGCGCCGTATGGTGGGGGTGGTGGCGGTGCAAGTAAACCGAGCCAAACAGTTACCGACCGGGGGAATTATGGATCTGCCCTACAAGGTGTAGGAGACGCCCTTGCAGCCCTTAGCGGTGCTATGGGAGGTCAGCCATATGCAGACAAGTATTCTACCGAATACGGAGTACTAGCTCCCGTCCAAGTTATAGAAAAACAGATCAACACACAGAGGCCACAACTAATTTCACAGGGAATTGACCCGGACAAGTTAATCAATGAGGCGTACCAAATGGCCTATGGTAAAAATAAGAAAGATTACTGGGATTCAGCAAATGGTGGTGATTAAATGTCTTGGGACTTTACAGGTGGGATAGGTTCTAGTATCAATGAAGAAAAGAAGAAAAAAAGTTCCTCCTGGGATTTCACTGGTGGATTAGACTTTTCTTCAGTCACAGAAAAACCGGTAATATCCTATATCCCGGGTGAAGGATCCCCCGAGATAAAGCGGCTGGCCAGTGAATTGTTCGTCGATGCACCAGCAGCACCACCGGAACCTAGTCGGCCATTTTTTGAGCAGGTTGCTAATTTTGTCAAAAATCCCATGAATGAGATCCGTTATTTTAACCGCAAATCAGAGCAGCAGTATGAACCGGTAAGGCGAGAGTTGTATCCCCAGCTATATCCCGAGCCAGGAGCGCCGGCGCCGCAAGGCTCATGGTTTGAGCGTACAGGCCAGGCCGGGTCGGAAGTCATGGGCATGATGGATAGGCCCGACAAGGTAACAACCGGAAGTAAATTCGGTGATATCTCGGCTGACTTGGCTGGTGGACTGATGGGATTTGCCGGTAACCCTGCCAGCGCAGGGGCGAAGTTATGGGGCGGTACGGAGCAGGCCATTAGCGGAGCCTTGCCGCTTATCCCCAAACTTAACGTACTTCCGGCGATAGCACAGACCGGCTTAAAGATGGGCGCGACCACGCTACCTTACGAGGCAACCAGGGCTATAGCTAACGACAGACCGTTTGACGCTGGCGAGGCTGGAACTGCGGCGGCATCTAATGCGCTGCTGGGTATGTTGTTGCATGGCGGCGGGAAGGCGCTGGCATCGTTCAAGAGGCCGGGAGAAGTTCCGGGGGTAGAATCTACCCTGCCAATACCGGAAGTTCCTCCTGGGGTAAATACAGCGCCGCAAAAATCGTTTACTTCTCTTCGTCTCCCAGGTACCGAAAAGACTGCAATGGATCGCCTTAATGAAGGAATCCAAGAGGCACAAAACTACGTCAAGCACAATGATGTTCTTGCAGCGTACCCCCCGGGGACAACTGTTGAAGCTGCTTTTGCTGATATAAAAGCAAATACTGGTATTGACTTGCCGGGGCTTATGAACGATGTCGAGGCAATACAAGGTAGGCCGGGATTACGGCAGCAGGCGGCAAATGAGGCGCAGTTTAGCAGACTTGGGCAGGCAGCGGGGGCGATACCGGAACTAACCAAGTTTGTCGGACCTGGCCGTGAACGCATAATCGGCGGGTCGCCCTCTTTGAGAGTTACACCTCCGATGGCGCAACCTGTAAAGGGGGGATTACCGCAGGGGGATGGTTTACCCCTTGGCCACCGCATTCCTGAGAAAATGGAACCCCTGGCAAATGGTCAGCGCGTACGTAGCCTTGGGGTAAGTACGGCAAAGGCCGAGGGTACGCCCCCGGAAGTGCAGCGCGGTTTAATTAATGAAATGGTTCCCGGTGGCCGCGGTGCTTACGATGTTCATAACAATGAAGGAACCATTCAATTAGCAGAAAGAATAATCAATACCGATATGCGCCAGGCTGAAAGGTCTGTCCGGGAAAACCCAGGGACCGACTTATCAAACACCGTTGCGCTGAAACTTGTTCAGAAGGCAAACGCGGAAGGACGTTTTGAGGACGCCACAGATTTAATTCAGAACATATCACAGACGGCTACTACTCAAGGCCAGGCCATTCAGTCTTTACGCCTTTGGGGGAAGATGACCCCGGAGGGAATGCAGAAGCATTACGTCAAAACGATAAGTAACATCAATCGCGATCTTGAAAATACTTCCGGTAAGTTAGCCCAAAAAATTCAGGTTAAACCTGAAATCATGGGTGACATCAAAACCCGTATGGAACAGATCGGAAGTATGGCCGATGGCCGGGATAAAGACATTGCCATAGCTCAGACACTTGACCTAATCGCCGCACAGGTCCCAGTTCCCTTCCTGCGTAAGGTGGCCTCCATTCAGACCATGGCGCAGCTCCTGAACCCCAAGACGGCGATCCGGAACATAGTTGGTAACTTTGGATTTGCCGGTATGGAAAACGTCAGTGGCGTTGTTGGTGCCGGCGTTGATAAGGCGCTGTCCCTGGCGACCGGCCAGCGTACAAAGGTACTGCCGAACCTTGGCGCACAGGCGAAGGGATTCAAGCAGGGGTGGAAACACGGTCTGGAGGACGCCCTTTTAGGAATCGACACTTCCGGCTTAACTGGAAAGTTTGATATTCCACTGGGCAGGACATTCCGCAAAGGCCCGTTAGGATTCGCGGAGAAGGCACTCAATATTGAACTGAGGGCACCTGACCGAGCGTTCTATCAGGCATCCTATGAGGAAAGTCTACTTAATCAGATGAGGGCGGCGAAGGTAAATGCGCCTACCGAGGAAATGAGAAATGTCGCTCACCTAGATGGATTATATAGAACATTCCAGGACGATAACGGTTTAAGTAAATTATTTGTTGGGATTAAACAAGCCCTAAATAAAGTAACCGGTAGTAAGGAATTCGGTGCAGGTGATTTTATTGTCAAATATCCTCGTACCCCGGCCAACCTTTTGATGCGTGGGATTGATTATTCCCCGGCTGGATTTGTCAAGACCATCCTGGAAGCAGCAAGACCACTTGTCAAACAGCAGTTTAATCAGAAGGCTTTCGTTGAATCGTTCTCCCGGGCACTCGTTGGTTCTGCCGCTTTATTCGGTACCGGTGCGCTCCTGCATAAATTAGGAATCATTACTGGTAGACCGCCAGAAGATCGTGACTTGGCCGAACTAAATAGGGAACAAGGATTTGGCGAATACCGCATTAATGCCTCGGCCTTAAAGCGTCTGGTGTTTGGCGGTGACACGAAAACGCAAAAGGGCGACGCCATCGTTAGTTATGACTGGTTCCAGCCCCAGGCGATCCCCTTGGCTATCGGCGCAGACGTAGACGCCAATAAAGGAAGCGCAGCTGGACTTGCCGGAACCATCCTGCAAGCCCTGGGAACGGGTATAAACGCCTTTGCAGACCAGCCGGTAGTGCAGGGTATCCAAACCCTTTTTGGCGGTGGCTACGGCAACGCTGAACAAGGATTAATCAAGGTCCTGGAAGGTGTTCCAGCGTCGTTTATCCCAACACTATTGAATCAGGTTAAGCAACTATCCGATAATCAACGACGTGAGACTTACGACCCAAACAAAACACAGGAATCACTTAACAGGGCTGGAAACAAGATCCCCGGGTTGGCCGGTAATCTCCCGAGAAAATACGGCACTCTTGGCCAACCACTGGAAACGTATCAGGGTGGAAGCAACAACCCGTTCAATGTATTCCTGAACCCTGCATTTACAAACCAGTACAATCCATCCCGCGAGGTGGGCATGGTAAATAAGATTTACGAGCAGACCGGGGAGACAAGTCAAATCCCCCGGGTGATGCCGAAGAAGATCACCGTAAGCGGCAAGTCGTTTGTTTTGTCCGGACAGGAATATTCCGATTATCAACGTCTTGTAGGGGAATTAACGCAGAAGGGCTTTGCAAAGATGTCTGAAAACATGAAGCCTGAAGAGGCGGTTAAGAAGATGCAGGGGATAATGGCCGATGCTAACGAAGTGGCTAAAACGCAGATATTGAAGGCCCGGGGTGAACGGGTTTACAAGAAAGGTGGTGGGATAGCAGTAAGAAAATAGCTAGAAACCCCAAAGATTATCCACATATGGACCGTTAAAGTGCCCCATTAGTGCAAAAAGGACTAGCATAAAAGCTAAAGCGATTATAGAACCAATCCACCTGATTTCTAATAGTTGTCCAGCTTTTTCTTTAATGCGGTTTATAACAACAAAACCCATTTCAAAACCATAAACCAAGAAAGCTAAGACAAAAAGGGGCCACAGTGGATATAGATAATCCTTCATTTTCAACGACCTCCTTTATGGAGATTATACGCCTAACATCGTATTCAATGCAAGAGGGGAGGAATAATTTCCTCCCCTTCTTAGTTGGTGCAGGCCCCGCCCAGGGGGTGGCCCCGGCGGGTTTTAACAGAGATCAAACCTCTGTTGCCTGCTCCTAAATAGTACCATCTTTGCCGGGAGGCGTCCATGTCAAACGCTTCCTTTTTGTAAAATTATACCAGGGGGTGGACAAGACGACGGAGCAAAAAGAAATATTCGCTCTGTTAGTAGAAAACATCCGGCTATTTGACCGGATCATAACTAATACGGATGAGTTAAACAAAAGGTTAGTAACCGCTTTCATAGTGGCAATGCTAGCCTTTTCGTTTACTATCATGGGTACCGCATGGTTGTATTTCAAGACAGATTACCAGTATCCAGAGCCACCAGCAGTAACCCAAACACAAAGCAATAATCAAAACGTAAACGATAATAAGAATGGAGGTAATGAATAATGCCAAAGTATCCCAAACTACCGAAACCCAAAAAACCCATAAAACCCCCAAAGGAGTAGGAGGACCCATAATGGACTGCATTAACTGCAAGCTCGAAAAGCGGATGGATGCTGCGGAGAAAGACATTGATAAATTACAGCGGGGCCAGGGTGCCCAAGATGTCAACGCCGGGAAAACGGAAGTGACATTGCAGTATATCAAGATAACCCTGGACGATGTGAAGAAGAAGATTGACAAGATAACCGAAACCCCGCGTAAGCGTTGGGATATCGTGGTTAATACGTCAATTGCCGGGGTTGTAGCGGCTATTGTCGCGGCGGTAATGGCTGTAATAATAATAAAATAGGGGGTTATTTATGGCACTCGTGATTATTAATCCTGGACACTTTGACAACCTTGACCCTGGAGCCGTCGGAAACGGTATCCACGAGGCCGACATCAACGTAATCCTATGCGGTAAGATTGCCGCTAAATTGCCAGCATACGGCATTGACAGCGTTATTGTCCATGAAAACAAACTGGCTGATATTTGCATCGCGGCCAACGTTTACCCGGAGGCTGATTTCTTTTTGAGCATCCACGTCAATAGCGCAGTAAGTGCGGATGCAACCGGTTTTGAGAGTTTCACTTACCCGGGTAGCCAGAAGGCCGATAATCTTCGCTTCTACGTACACACTGAAGTCGCTAACTTTTACCGGCAGTATGGTTTTATGGATAGAGGGAAAAAGACGGCCAATTTTGCTGTTCTGCGGGATACATCCATGCCGGCCATGCTTTTCGAGAACCTTTTCATTAGTAACCAATTTGATGCTGCGAAACTAAAGGATGGCTCCTTCCTTGATGGCTTGGCCGGCGCCTACGCCAAGGGTATCGCCCGGGCGCTTGGTTGTGCTTGGAAAGGGGAAGTGGAAGCCGTGGTCCCGGATTGGGCCAAAGATAGTGTAATGTGGGCCGTGGCGCATGGTCTTGTTGTTTCTCCGGAGAATCGAAGCGAGGATTTTTATGCGCTTATCCGGGTGCTGTACGAGTACGATAAAATGAAAGGATGATCATGATGTGTTGCCCTGAATGCAATGCCAAGATGATCCCCATTATTACCCCACATTACAGTAGTATTATGCTCTGGGAGTGCCCCCGGTGCGGAATGCGCTACGACTTTAGGACAGCACAAATAATTAGAGTTGCAGGTGATGCAAATGCATCCCGATCTTCGTCTGAAACTTGAATATCTAAAATATCTTAAGGAGGAATCACCTATGGGAGACGAACAACCCCAACCAAAGAAACTGGATGCCATTGACTACACCCTTATTGCGGGTTTCCTGGTTGCCCTCGTAACTGTATGTATCATGATGATACAGATCCATGATGTACCAGTACTGATGCAAAATATCTTCTGGGCATTGGGCATGGCTCTGGGCATGAAACGAGTGCCGACAACTTAAATTATTCCACCCCTGCCCCCTCTTCGGAGGGGGTTTTTCTATTTTATGCTTGATCTATAGTTGTATCTGTAGTAGAATATAAACAAGATAACTTCATGGAAGGAGATGGTTGCATGAACGAACTAATCACCCGCACCGTGAAAATAGAAACAACCGCAGAAGCGGTCAGAAAATGCAAATCATATGCCGCGTTAGAAGGGATAAAGTCAGTACAGCGCCTATTGGGTGAGTTGATGGAAAAATGGATTGATGAGTACGAGAAGGATAAGGAGGGGGAGAAATGATCAGAAGTAAAACCAACGTCTTTGTAGATGACAATTTAACCCTCAAAATTACGGTGAATAACCGGGAAAAGGAAGCTATCCTTGATGCCAGTTCTTCGATGTTTGTAAACTACTGTGAGATTGACAACGAGGCGTACGGAGTGACGCTATTCCTAAACTATGCGCAGGCCAAGGAGCTTGCAGAGGGGATACTGGCACGGTTAGATGAGATGAAGTACAAGTCTTAACCCCGCCCTAACAACCTGGCAATCCAGCCGGAAAGGAGTAATAATGGCAACTTCGGTTATAGGATACCCGCAAGAAACAACTTTTTGCCCAAACTGCGGATCATCCGACATTGAAACGAACGATAAGTGGGACCAGGACGGATTAATGATATGTAAAAAGTGTAAATGCAGGTGCTATATAATCATGGCAGACGATGAGTAATTAGCCAAACATGCGCCACCACGGGCGCAGAGTAGAGGGGAAGTGAGTAGGTTGAACGAAAGCGATAGATTAACGAAAATGTTATATCTGGCGTGGGCATACGGCAATTTAAAGTGTGACGAACAGGATATATACAAGATTCCAAAAATGTCAGACGAAGAATTAATTAGCGAGTGTACTGATGCGGGTATGTGTGTAGGTTGGGAATAAAGGGGGATTAGAACCACCAGCGCCAAAAAGGGCGATTTTTCTTTGTCTTTTTTTCCATCTCCGCAACCTTCCCCCAAACCGACGCGATTCCTTCCTCCTGCTTCGTTAGCCTTCCGCGTAACTCCTCGATTTCTTCTTCATTCCTTTTGGCTTCTTCCTCGTACCACAGTTTGACTTCCTCAACCATCTTCCTTGTTTCCGCGTTTTCTGCTTCGTTCCTGTTAATCACTTCCGCGATCATATCAAGTAGGGATTGTCGCGTAACCAGCGCATAGGATTCAGGCGGAAGGACGTCCACCTCGACTTCCCTGTTGGCCTGGTAGTCAATTACAGCCTGGGCAGGTATGCGCCATTCCTCGGTTTTCTTGCCGGGTACTTTTTTGCAACCGGGAAATTTTTCAGCGGCACAAAGTAGGGTGACATTCTTGGGGCTACAACCTAATATTGCGGCGGCTTCTTTGGCTGTGAGGTAGTGCATTTATGACACCCTTTCATATCTTAAAGTTATCCACAGATCGGCATGATGATATTAGTTAACTCATTATTAGTAATAAAGATCATTATTAGTAGTGTCCGATTTTCCCGATACGGATAAACCGGATACGGAAAACCCGTATACGGTAGAAGTCCTTATACATCAACGGTTTGCGGGTTTTCATAGACAAGATATTCACAGCCTGCAAGTCTCCCGCGACTGTCGCGCAGGTCCATCCTTTTAACATATCCACAGGCAGCCAGTTCCTTTAGGCCAGAGTATACAGAATCCCTGCCGTCAGTTGATTGCTTGATTAAGTCAACGACCATGAT